GTCTACGGACAGCACGATCTCAGCCGAGGCGGCCGAGGCGCTTCGCAACGGCTGGGAGCGGATGCACCGTGGCAGCGAGCGAAGTCACCGCACGGCGGTGCTTCAAGGCGGGCTCAAGCCGATCGAGCTCGGCGGCGGGAACATGCAGGAGTCGCAGTTTCTGGAGACCCGCCGCTTCGCCGTCGAGGAAATCTGCCGCATCTACGGCGTGCCGCCGCATCTCGTGGGCGACCTGACGCGGTCGTCGTTCTCGAACATCGAACAGCAGTCGCTCGATTTCGTGACCAACGGCCTGATGCCGTGGCTGCGTCGCATCGAGCTTGCGGTCGGTCGCGACCTCATCACCGACGACACGCTCTTCGCGGAGTTCGACACTCGCGGCTCGCTGCGGGCAGACGCTGCGGGTCGTGGCTCCTACTACAACACGCTCTGGAATCTCGGCGTCCTGAGCGTCAACGAAATCCGGGCGCTGGAGAACCTCAACCCCGTCGAAGGCGGCGACGTGCGGTTCGTGCAGTTGAACATGACGACGCTCGACAAGGCTGCGGCCGATCCCGAGCCGACGCCGGTCGTCGAAGAGATCGTCGTCGATGAGCCGGTTGCCGAGGCGGTTCCGACCGACGCTCCGACTGTGCTAGAGGTTGTCGAGCAGTACCGCACAGGTGCACTGACGATTGACGGTGCGAAGGCGTTGCTGATGGTGTCGTTCCCTGGCACGTCGCCGCAGATGATCGACGCGATCCTCGCAGGCGTGGTTCTGCCGCAGCCTGAACCAGCAGCGGATACGCGGCCGCAGCTTGTGCCCGATGTGGCTCCCACGCCCGCGAGGTCGCTCGAGTCTCGGTCTATGACGATCTCAATCGACTTCGACCGCACGTTCGCAGCCGACCCGCAGTTGTGGGGCGAGTTCGCCCGCAAGTCGGCTGCCGACGGCAACACGGTCGTGATGATCTCTCGTCGCCCCGAGGCTGATCGCCAGTCAGTCATGGCGACGCTGGGCGACTACGCCGATGCGTTCTCGCAGGTGCTGCTCGTGGGCGGCGACACGCTCAAGGCTGACGCGGCCGAGGCGGCTGGCATCGAAGTAGACGTATGGGTGGACGACTCGCCGCAGACGATCCGCTCCGCAGAGAAGCGTGCCGAGCCCGGCAGCGTCGCCGAGGGAGACTACGTCTCGTGGGGCTCGTCTGGCGGGCGAGCTCGCGGGCGCATCGACCACGTGATGGACTACGGGCGGCTCGACGTGCCCGGCACCGACTTCGCGATCGACGCGACCGAGGACGACCCGGCGGCGCTCATCACGGTCTACGAAGAGGTCAGCGGCGGCTGGCGGGCGACCGACACGCAGGTCGGACACAAGGTCTCGACGCTCACGAAGATCGACCCGCTGCCCGAGCCGCCGCCTGCGGAGGAGCCACGGGCGAAGCCACGGAGGCGGAAGCGTGGCTAGGTATGACCACATCGACTTCACGCCCCCGGCTGGCGTGCGTGAAGAGGCTGCGAAGGGGCTCGCATGGCGAAGAGAGTACGGCCGAGGCGGCACGGCAGTCGGCGTGGCTCGCGCAAGAGACCTGAGCAACGGCACGACGATCAGCCCCGAGACGGCACGCAGGATGAAGGCGTTCTTCGACCGGCATCAGAGCGACAGGCAAGGCGAGGGATGGAGTCCGGGCGAGACCGGATTCCCGTCGAACGGTCGGATAGCACACGCCCTGTGGGGTGGCGACTCGGGCTATTCATGGAGCAGAAAACTTGTGACGCAGATGAACGCAGCGGACGAGAACGACAGGAGCCACACGATGAACATCGAGCGACGTTCCCTCGCGATTGACGAGGTCGAGTCGGCTGTCCCGCTGCTCGCGGTCGAGAGCCGCAGCGAGGACGACGGCAGCGAGCGTGAGTACATCGTCGGCTACGCCGCGAAGTTCGGCGTCTTGTCGCTCGACCTCGGCGACTTCGTCGAGCGGATCGACCCTGGTGCATTCGGCATCGTCGCCGAGCGTCGCGGGCGTCGGAAGCCGTTGGAGACGCGGGCGCTGTGGAACCACGACGCGAACTACCCGCTCGCGAGGTATCCCGGCACGCTGTCGCTCAAGGTCGATGAGATCGGGCTGCGGTACGAGTTCCCGGTCCCCGACACCAGCTATGGCCGTGACATCGCGGCGAACATCCGGGCCGGGATCGTGCGTGGCTCGTCGTTCTCGTTCACCGTGCCGAGCGGCGGCGACGAGTGGAGCGTCGAGGACGGTCGCAGTGTCAGACTGATACGGGCTGTCGACTCCCTACTGGATGTTTCCCCAACTACCTTTCCCGCCTACCCAGACACAGACGTGAAAGTTGCCCAGCGGTCCTACGATGCGTTCGTTCGTCAGCGTGACGCCGAGGCTCATCGTCGCATGGCAGCGGCGGCCCGTGCCCGAGAACTCCGCGAGTACCTGACCCAGCATGGCCGCTAAGTCCGGCGACACGTGCGAGCGGTGCAAAGCCGCTCGGCTCAACGTCGCGTCGAGTCAGGCACGAGGCGAGTACCAGACTCGCTACCTTCGCTGCCCCCGCTGCGGGCACACCGACAAGCACGTCGTGCATTCCGAGCACGTGCGTCGTCGGGCCTTTACTGGTTAGTAAAAGACCCTCGCGTCGAACTGCAAGGGTGCCGGTCTGGCTCCGTAGGTTCGTGGATAGGTGGCGTGAGCGCCGCCGCATCCCGACCAAGGAGATCGCACCGTGGACAAGATCAAGCAGCTTCTCGACGAGCTCGCCCAGGTGGTCGCCGAGATGGAGGCGATGAGCGAGGCTCCCGCCGAGGGCGACGCCCCCGCGATGGACGCGGAGGAGGAGTCGTCGCTTCGCTCGCTGTCCGAGCGTGCCGACAAGCTCCGCAGCCAGATCGAGCTGCTGCGTGCCATCGAGGCCAAGAACCTCGAACTGCGTGCCGTGCTGGAGCGTGGTGCTCCCGCCAAGGCGATCGAGAAGGCTGCTGCCGAGGAGACTCCCGTGGAGAAGCGAACCGTCCCCGCGATCCCCGTGTCGCACGGCCCGCTCAAGGCGTTCCGCAGCGCCGAGTCAGCGTACCGCGCTGGCATGCACCTGCGTGGCTACGTGTTCGGCGACGCCGAGGCTCGTCGGTGGTGCGTCGATCACGGCGTCGAGAGCCGCGCCCAGGCGGGCGGCGTCAACTCGCTCGGCGGCGTGCTGACCTCGCCGGAACTGTCCAGCGAGATCATCCGGCTCGTCGAGGAGTTCGGCGTCTATCCGCAGTTCGCTCGCCGGGTGCCGATGAACAGCGACACGCTGAACATCGCCCGTCGCACCGGTGGGCTCGCTGCCCGTCCGGTCGGCGAGAACGCCGAGGTGCTCGCGAGCGACGTGACGTTCGACAACGTCGAGCTCGTCGCGAAAATCTGGGGCGTGGCGAATCGCGTCCCGAACTCGCTGCTCGAAGACTCGGTCATCGATCTCGCCGACCTGATGGCGGTCGAAATCGCCCAGGCGTTCGCCGAGGCGGTGGACAACGCGGGCTTCGTCGGTGACGGCACCTCGACCTACCACGGCGTCGAGGGCATCACGAAGAAAATCGTCAAGGCTGCTCACTCGGCGTCGGTCGTCAGCACGACCGACAGCACCGAGGATCAGTACAGCGAGCTCACGATGAAGAACTTCACCGACCTCGTCGCCAAGCTCCCGATTTACGCGCGTCGATCGGCTCGGTTTTTCATCTCGCCCGCTGGCTGGGGCTCGGCGATGCTGCGGCTCGCGATGCTGCCCGGTGGTGCCTCTGGCCCCGGCGGCAACTCGTCGAGCGACGTGGCGGCCGGATTCGGCGAGCGGTTCCTCGGCTACCCCGTGACGCTGGTTCACTCGATGCACTCTTCGCTGACCGACAGCAGCGGCGAGGTGGCCTGTCTGTTCGGTGATCTCTCGCAGGCCGCCGTCTACGGCGAGCGTCGGGCGATCCAGATCCGCACGGCGTCCGAGCGGTACATCGAGTACGACCAGACCCTCACGTTCGCTACGACCCGCAACGCGATGGTCGTGCATGACGTGGGCTCGACCACGAAGGCTGGCCCGGTCGTGGCTCTCAAGTTCGGCTGATCCGACTGACTGACTTTCAACCCTCCGAGGAGATCTGAACAGTGAACCATCTCGAAGCCACGAAGTCTGTCGTCGGCCACACCGAGAACCTGACGGCGGCGCAGACCCACACGCTCGTCATCGACCGTCTCGGCTACGAGTACGTGTCGCTCGACGTGGGGCAGGAGCCGTGGACGAACGCTGGCTACACGAGCCAGGCGGCGTTCACGGTGCTGAAGCTCAGCGAGTCGGACGACAACTCGTCCTACTCCGACGTGACGGCGTTCGTCGGTGGCGGCACCGGCGGCTTCACCATCCCGACGCCGACCGCCACCGCTGGTGACGTGGTCGTGCGGATGGACGTGGACTGCCGGGGCAAGAAGCGCTACCTCAAGGTCACCGCCACGCCGTACACGACCGGCACCGTCTACACGGTCGCCCGGCTCGGCAAGGGCAACGACGGCCCCGTCTCGGCTTCCGCGAAGGGCGTCAACGCCACGGTCAGCGGCTGATCGGCTTGACAGTACCGACACAGTGAGCGGCGGGTGGCGACGAGCCGCCCGCCGTTTCGCTTTGGAGGCTCTAGCGTGATCGTGCAGGTCGGCGATACGTCGGTCGAGGTGCGTGCCGAGGCGGTGCTGTCGGCTCCCCGTTTCGGGCCGCTCACGAACGTGTTCGCGTTCATCGAGTCGCTCATGCCGCTGCACATCCGCCCGACGCTCGGGCAGGGTGCCTACTGGTCGATGGCCCTCACCAGGATGCTTGAGATGTTCTCGGACAAGACCGAGTACATCATCACGCTCGACTACGACACGTTCGTTACGCAGTCCGATGTCGAGCGGCTCTTCGCCTTGGCGATGACGTGCCAATGCGACGCCCTCGCCCCGATCCAGGCGAAACGCGAGGACGGGCGGCCGATGCTCACGCTCCTCGACACGATGGACGACCCGCCCGCCGACGGCAAAACCGAACTCCCGCTGTCGTGGTTCGCCGAGCCTGTGCAGCAGGTCGATACCGCGCATTTCGGCTGCACGATCATCTCCACTAGGGCGCTCAGGCGAACGCTCAAGCCGTGGTTTCACAGCAAGCCCGACTCCGAGGGCGGCT